ATAAGTACTGGTATGAAGGCCCTATGTACGGGTTTGAGTCACAGACAGGAGTATTCTCTGTCACACCTAGCCACCGAGTATACTACTATGGGTCTTCAGGTAAACTTTTTGTGAAGAAAGCTTCAGATAGCCCTATGTCCTTGGATTTACCCGTAGCTACTCGGAACAAGGAACTAAAACTTACTGGTCTATCAGACTCTGAGCTTAAGTTCAACGCTATTGCCTTGACAGATAGTTATCACAAAGGGAGTAAAGTAGTTTTTTACCAGTCTGGCTCTAAGGCGGAAGAGGTAGAAAAAGTAATCCAAGACTGTGGGATCGGCTACCGTAAGGTCGAGCGTAATCGAAGCCCAGAAGAAATCTGTGGAGTCAAACTTAAGACTACACAAGTTGCTTACGAGTTTCATATGGAAAGACCTGAGTGGTGTGTTACTCAGAATAAAACTATCCCAAAAGAATTCTTCTACTTAACTGAGGATCAGTTTGAAATCTTTTTAGATATGCTTATTTTTTGTGACGGTTCTCCGATGGATGACAGGGCTAGTAGTGTCTTCTACGGTAAGAAACAAATCTGCGATGATGTTCAGTCTCTATGCCAGATGAATGGGTTCAGAGCGTCTATTACAGAATACCGTACTGGGCAGTACCGAGTTAATATTAACCCACGTAATAAGCAAAGGTTTAAGAAGGTTCTCCAAGATGAAGTCAAAGATTGGGTTTACTGTATCACAGTCCCAGAAGGAAACTTTCTCGCTCGGCAAGGAGGAGTTAGTCTCTTCACAGGAAACTGTAGAATCAAAACGGCTATCAAACATGATCCACGTATCGAGGGAAAAACACACGGGATTTCCTTTAGCCATCTACAAACAGATACATGGTTCAACGAATACCATGAGTACGAGAATTCAGCCCCCGCAATCGCTACTTATGGTGGTGTTGACTTCGCTCATTATTTTAGTAGCGGTAACTTTGGGTCAGCTACTTCTGGCGTTCACCATGCTTACTCAGTCATCAACAATAGGCACCGTTCTTCCGTGTGTGGTCATAGTCATAAACGTGATGTGTATTTTAAAGATGCGCCAGGTAGTCTCGGTATGGTGGTCGGGTGCTTTAAAGGCAAAGAAGAAAGCTGGGCGGGTCAAGCGAACCTAGACTGGTGGAAAGGTATTGTAGTGATGCACGACGTAGGTGAAGGTCGTTTTGAACCACAGTTTGTTAGCATGAAGATGCTCAAAGAGGAGTATGGAGAATGAATGTATACATCGCCTTAGAAGGAGATACCTATTACCCAAATGGCGGAGGTGATATTAAAGGGGTATTTCTAACATCAGAAGATGCTTGGAGAGTCTTAAAGAACTCAGAGATGGACTGGACTGAAGTGGTTAAACAACCAGTTGTCGTTCTACCTAGGGAGGTCCCTGGAGATGGATGATCAAAGCGTCTTGCGTTGTTTGACGTGGCGCGGGCCAGCACCAAAGGAGTCTTCGGAATGACCCATTGTTGCCCTTGGTGCGCCAAGCCTCTTTTGACCAGTTTGACGACTTGTGCCTGCGGTTGGTCGATTTTCAAGACAGCACCAAAGGAGACTTCGGAATGATAGACCAAACCCCGCGTCATGATTGTCTAATCGTAGCAAAGACGACAGCCGTGATGTTCCGTCGCTTAATGGAATATTACGATCCAGACGAGGCTGATACATGGCTGAACACGGCGCACCCACATCTAGCAGGCCAAAAGCCAATAGCTCTAATAGCCGCTGAACGTGGTGGTGAGGTTTACGCAATCCTGGAAGCGTTAATACCTATAGAAAAACATAAAGAAACAAGGGAGGTTAAAGATGCAGAATGATTAAAGATAAAGTTGAAATACTGGCGGAGAACTATCCACTAGAAGACTTGTTGATGCAGAACGACATTGAAAACCACACTGTAGTTCAGTGGTTAGTGGATGAAGGCTATGTCAACATTAACGACTACTTCTATGAAGATGAAATTATTGAAGGTGAAGATTAAAGATGATTACACTTGAAGAAGTATACGGCATGGCTGATTGTAGGGAGACTGAAGAGTTGAAGGATTTGTTTGGCAACTCTTACTCAGAGACTACACAAAATAATGACCACGTAGGTAAGTCTGTCTTAGACATGGTTGAAGAGTTTCGCACTACAGCTAAGCAAAAGAAGAACGCTGAACGTGCTGGTAACCTTGTTGTAGAAGAGTACGATGAGTGGTACCAGGAGTTTGACATGGGTAGCTTAAAACTATCAGACGAACTCAAGGAACTATCTGATCTTGTCTATGTCTGTTATGGATACGCTAACGCTATGGGATGGAACCTAGATGAAGCTGTACGCAGAGTCCATGAGAATAATATGGGTCGTATGGTTCAGGATGACGGTACAATCAAATACAGAGAGGACGGTAAGGTAACGAAGAACCCTAACGCTCCTAAGATTAACCTAGAGGATTTGGTGTGATGTATGGTGACGGAGAAACATTCTTTATTGGGGTGTTCATTGGATTTGTGGTTGCATCATTACTTTGGCTTGCCGTATTTCACAACGTAGAAGGTTGGTGCGAGTGGAAGTACAATGTCTATGATTGTCAACTTAAAGATGAACCATTCGAACCTACACCACCAGAACTATAGGGATAATACTAGAATGAATATTTTTGTACGGTACTTTAACTACCTTAAGACTTGGCGTCTACATCGAGATGCTATCAAACAACTAAACAAACTAAGTGATCGTGAGCTACGAGACATCGGTATGAACCGTAACGACATTGATCGTCTAGTTTGGTTGGAAGAAGACAAGGATGCCTCAGGTAGGGAGACTAAATGAATAATAGCGGACACAAAGCTGTAGTATTCCTAGTTGTAGTAATCTTATGTACGCTACTGCTAGGTATCACGACAGAACTAGGCTAATTAGATAAGGAATAGATTATATGACATCAACAGGACACAATTCATTCGGACCACATATTCCAGTGGCTGTATGGGCTGATAAAGAAAAGTATCGACAAGAGGGAGAGGAGTACACACAGAAGGTAGCACGTGTAGCTGGGGCACTGACAGACAATGAGGATCACTTTAACAAGTTCTCAGATATCTTGAAGTACCAACGGTTCTTACCAGGTGGTCGTGTGCAAGCAGCAGCAGGAAGTTATCGTAGTATCACAGCTTTCAACTGTTTCGTTATGCAGGACGTACCAGATAGTATGACAGGTATCATGGATGTGGCCAAGGAAGCAGCTGTCACTATGCAACTAGGTGGTGGTGTAGGCTATGACTTCAGTGGTATCCGACCTTCAGGAGCACGTATCCGGTCCATTGGCTCCCAAGCTAGTGGCCCTGTGTCCTTCATGGGTATCATGGACGCACTATGTAAGACTATTGCCTCTGCTGGTCACCGTAGGGGCGCTCAGATGGGTTGTCTACGTGTAGATCATCCTGACATCATGAAGTTCATTAGTGCTAAAGCTAACCACAACGAGCTTACTCAGTTCAATATCTCTGTCCTTGTTACAGATAAGTTCATGGAAGCGGTTAAAGCTGATACTGAGTTTGATCTTGTCTTCGAGGATCGTGTTTACGACTCAGTACGTGCTCGTCACCTCTGGGATACTATCCTACGTAATACATGGGACTGGGCTGAACCTGGAGTCATTTTCATTGACCGTGTGAACAAGATGAATAACTTGTGGTACCTAGAGGACATTAAAGCCACTAACCCCTGTGGTGAACAACCACTTCCAGCGTATGGTGCCTGTCTACTAGGTAGTTTTAACATGGTCCAGTATGTATCTGTGACTTATAAAACTGAAGATCAGTCTGTTTGGAGCTACGAGTTTAACTGGGGGCAACTGGAGCACGATATCCCTTACGTAGTACGAGCTATGGACAATGTAGTAGACGAAACTACTTATCCTCTACCTGAGCAAGAAGCTGAGGCTAAAGCTAAGCGTCGTATGGGTCTAGGTATCACTGGTCTAGCTAATGCTCTTGGTGCTCTTGGTATCGTATACGGCACAGAAGAAGCTAAAGACTTTACACGTAAGTTGATGAAGTTCATCGCTAACCGTTGTTATATGTCTTCAGTAGGACTGGCTATCGAGAAGGGTCCTTTCCCTGCCTTTGACCGTGATAAGTACTGCTCTGGGGAATTCATTAAGAAACTAGACTTGGATGTACAGGAAGCTATCCATGGACATGGCATCAGAAACTCTCATCTTATTTCTATTGCACCTACAGGTACTATTTCTCTTACCGCAAATAATGTTTCTAGTGGTCTTGAGCCTGTGTTTAGCTACAGTTATGATCGTACTATTCAGACTAGAGAAGGACCTACTGTCGAAAAGGTTGAGGATTATGCCTATCGAGAGTGGGGTATTAAGTGTCCTACTGCTGATAGTATTAGTGCTATGGATCATGTTGGGATGCTTGTTGCTGCTCAAGAGTATGTTGATAGTGCTGTAAGTAAGACTTGTAATGTAGGAGCTAACGTAGGTTGGGATGAGTTCAAAGAGGTCTACATGGCTGCGTACGATGGTGGTGCTAAAGGTTGTACTACTTTCCGTGCATCAGGTAAACGCTTTGGTATCCTTAACGCTAGTGCCTCAGAAGATGTAGTGGACGAACCTGATACTCCATCAGACGAGACATTCATCGAAGGTGGTGCTTGTTACATTGATGTAGAAACAGGAATTCGTAGTTGTGAATAATATCTGGATATGTGTTCCTGTGCCGGATAGGCAATCTCTCTTTGAGGAACTTAGAAAGTGGGGTGTCCCTCAAGGGGGTCCTCCTACCACCACCTTCGCTAATGGGTGTGTGAGATTCATGTTTATTATCGACGATGAGGACGTACTTCTTAGAGAGGCGGGTATGCAGTACCACGGGTTCGCTGGGCCTAACAACCCCTCTGAAGCTTTAAGGACAAGGCTCAGGCATCCTCGTTAAAGAAAAGACTTGACAACAACTGCAAATTGCTATATAATAAGCTATAGGCTTACGGAGGGTGATATACCTATGATATATAACTTAAGACTTAAGGTATCGTTCTTCCTACTGACTTGGGGGGTACGAGTTATCCCTCAAGGTGGTGTTAGAAATATTATTAAACTACGTCTTATCCAAGCTGGAGAGGACATAATGGAAGGACTGTCAGATGACAATAACACCTAACTACGAGTGGGAGGCAGGTAATTACTGGGTACCTATTCATGTTGACTACGTAACAGGTGAGGTTCTCGTTAAAGACGTTACAGGTATCGTTGATTACTTCTCGTCTTCATACCGTTGGGGCTCTACTTACTGGGGAGAAAGGGAGACTCGATCTATTTCACAGTGTGATGCGAGTAAGAAAGCTAAAGATACTCAGGTAGGGGGTAGTCACTATAAAGACATGGCTATCCAACCTATCGAGTTCATTAGGTCTAACAACATACCTTACTTTGAGGCTAATGTGATTAAGTACGTAACTAGACACAAGAGCAAAGGTGGTAAACAAGACATTGAGAAAGCTATCCACTACCTAGAACTAATTTTAGATGAATACGAAGAAGAAAAGGAGAAAGAATAATGTTAGGTGTATTTCTAGCGGCTACCCTCGGGTGTTGGATTGATGAACCTTCTGAGTGCCAGA